CGCCCATGTTCATTTTCTTAATCTTGGGTTTAGGTTTGTCAGGGCCACCTCTAGCTTTGGCGTTTAAGAATTGCCCTAAAGTTTCTTTCTCGCCTAAGTCTTCTTTTAATACGGCTGCTTTCTTTTTACCGTCTGCGCCCATGTAAGCATCGAAACCCGCTTTCTTAGCGCGTACTGCTGCTCCTTTACCAGTAAAGTCTTTCCACGAGCGTTTACTAGTAGGACTTTGATCTGACTTAGTTTTAGTAGGGGGCTTAGGAACATCAGTAGCAGTTTTTGTTTGCTCACTCTTTTGCTTCATAGTCGCAGATTTAACGCCCTGTCTGTTGTCCATCTTAGCGGCTGATTTTGCTTCTTTACGTAGATTAACGCCTGTAGGAACAGTATCGTTGTCTTGCGCTTTAAAGTTACCAGTAGATTCCTTAGCGAGAGAAGTGATCTTTTTATCATCTGAACCCATAAACATAGGCGCTGTAGATGCAACTGATGTGGCAGCACCAATCCGCTTACGTCCACTTTTTATGTTGGCAGTTTTTGCGGAGTCCGTGGCGGCTTGATTAGCCTTAACATTCTGGTTACGTCTTCTAGTAGTAGCGGACTTACTTTTAGCTTTAACACCTTTAACTCGTTTATCAGTAGGCTTCATCTTACTAGATAGTTCTTCCAACTCTTTCTTAGAGCCAGCTTTGCCGGATACTTTCTTCTCGGCATCCATAGCCTTCTTTACTGCGCCCTTGCCAAACTTCTTCATTGCCGCGCCAACACCCATTCGTGCTACTGCCGCTAATATTGGTAATGCCATGTTCTTTCCCCTAACAATTCCACTTACGTAGACTTTTATTAATACGGCTATTTGGATCGTTAGCCGTCTTAGAGCTTGTGTTGCGTTTCTTCATGCCCTGCATACGAGCGCAAAAAGACTTACGGCGGTTAGCAGCTTTAGAACCTTTCTTTAGCTTGCTAGGCTTAGTAGTTACAGCAGTCTTTAACTTACTGCCGGGATTAGCCCTCCGGTAACTAGCTACACCTTCCTTATTTAATCCCCCAGACTCGCTCTTACCTGCCTTGCGAGTCCATGCGGGGGATTTTTTGACCGTCCCACCTTTTTTGTAGTACTTACGCATAGAAAACAGTCAAAGAAGACAGCGCAGCTTGCGTATACACCACATACCCTCCAGACTTAAATAGCAAGCCGTCATCAGGCACGTCAGGATATTCAGAAGAGTTTGCTGCCGCACAGGTATTAAACTGCATACGAATACCACCAGTAGCGTTAGTCTCTCGGAAAGCAATAGTACCTGCTGTAGCAGTATTTACTGCGTACATGCCTTTAAGGCGCATACGCCCTTGAAACATGGGTGCCGCAATAGATGTGCCTGATCCTGCACTAACATTACCCGCAGGATTACCAACTGCTGTTATAGAAGCTAACGTAGCAAAATGTTGTGTACCTACAGCGGTATCAGCGTTTGCACCTGTGATAGACTCGGTAACCGCCGCGCCTGTCTCATCTGTACCAACAACAGTAAAGGACTTACTACTGTCGTTACCAGCACTAAGAATAGTTACATTCCTAGGCTGGTCAAAAGTAACAGCACCTCCAGAAGCCAAAGCTCCACCTATTACAAGTGCAGCATTATTACCAACAGAAGTGGCTGTAGATATACCATCAGGGTCAGCGGCAGCGGCAGTTATAAATGTCGATTGAATGTCAGAAGACATAAACTACTCCTATAAAATTAACTATTAAGCTGCAAATGCAAATACGCCAGTAACGCCTGTACCAATAGAGTCTAGATCGGTAGAGATATTCCAAATACCCGCAGTTGTGCAGTAGAAGTAGATACGTGATCCAGTGCTCATGCAGTTAGTAGCTGCGTTAGCTGGAGTAAACTTCAATTCAGTTTCACCCGCAGTCGATACATCAAACGTCAATGCATTAGTAGCCGTGCTTTCGATTACAGAGCCTGTGGCAAAAGCATCAGTGCCCGCACAATCAAAACGTAGGAAAGCGGTACCGCCAGCAGTGTCCTTGCTCTGAGCGTGGACACATACTACACCTACAGTGGCAGCAGGGAGAGTAGTAATCTGTTGTGCTGCGCCAGTAAACGGGTTGACGTTAATTCCAGCGACGTAAGTGATAGTAGCGCCAGTAGCTTTAGCAGTAACTGTTTGACCAGCTAGAGTAGGTTGGATATTGATACCTAGGACATCAGTGGTAAAGTTACCATTAGCATCCATAGTAGTTTGAGTGGTGACTGTGCCCGTATCTGCATTCTTTGAAATTACTTGAAAGCCGTTTTCGGAACGAACCGCACCTGAAAATGTTGTATTAGCCATTATAGAGTTCTCACATGTGAGTTAAGGCAAATCTGTCTACATGTCGTCATTCGGGTCTGTCAGATTCACCGGATTGTTTCCCGATATACAAGAACATATCACAGTGTGTGGTTTTAAGTCAACAATAAAAAAGGGGGCCGAAGCCCCCTTAGTACTACATGTTACTACGCTATTACGCGCCGGGCGATCCGAAGATACCCAGTGGATCAGAAACGCCAAACGAATAACGCTCACGAGCCTTGTAGCGGCTGTTACCAGTGTCAAAGTCTGCATCCATAGATGTAGCCATTGGTGAACGGGTAAAGTGCTTCAGGCCGTTAGGCACGTCAGTCATCAGGAACCACGCATCAGTATCAGTAAGGTAATGATTAATTGCAAAACCTTCTGGGATTGAGCCGTTGTTTCTAATAGCGTTCAGGTCGTTATCGGCAGTACCTACACGTCCTTCAGTCTCCAACAAACGAGTTGCAACGAATTGCAGGTTTGGTGGGATTATGAGCTTGCGAGGTTGCGCTGCGATCAAAAGACCACGCTCGTCAGTCCAGCCTGCGATCTGAATAATAGCGGCTTCTAGAGAAGTCTCATTCAGGTCAGAACCTACTGCTGGCTCGTTAGAGTTAACTCCGCCATTAACTAGTGGGTGGGAAGTTGAACAAAGCTCAACGCCGTCGCCATAAGTAGTAGCATTGCTAAAAGCGTTGTTAAGGATAGAAGCTGCCTTAACTTGCTTAGTGTAAGCCATACCGCGAGCCAATGCTTTGGTATAACGAGATGACAAGGAGTCATACAAGTTATCTTCAATCGCTTCTTCAGTGATTGAGAAACCCATTGCAACGGTTTCGTGAGTGTAACGTGCAGTAAATGCTTCCTGCGCGTTGTCATACTCGATTGATGCGCCTTCACTCTTGACAGGAGCAGAACCAAAGCCAGACAGCTTAGTCTCTTCTTCAAAAGAACGATCAGAGGTTTCAGTCTCGAAAATCTCTTTATGCTCTTCACCATACTTTGCGTACTCTAGACCGAATAATGCGTTTAGTCCGGGGAGTAGCTCTTTTAGTAACTGCGCTCTTGAAATAGCCATCTAATTATTCTCCTACTATGCCAGTACCAAACTGATGGTACGGCGCGTTAATTTTAACCAACACATCGGTATAAGCATCACCGATAGCTGAACCGGATTTAGTTACAAACCCAATAACTTTAAACGACTTAGTAGCAGTAGCAGTAGTAGCGTCAAGCTGAATGTTTGACTTACCTGTAGTAGTGCTTCCAGAAGTTGTAGCGTGCTGTGCGCCTGTTAGAGGAGCGTTATGCCCCAAAGCGGCTTGAGCAATTGCTCCGTCAGCTTGTACTTGGAAAGTAACATTCGGGTCAGTGATAACATAAGCGGTAGCATTATCAGTGCCTGAAGGGTAGTACTGAGAGAAGATCAATTGGCCTTGAGCATTAATGTACTCACAACCAACGAACACACCCAGCGCACCGATAGCGTTACCACCAAGGTTATTAGTAGTTGCATCAGCACCTGTACCGGAAGCAAGCTGCACATAACCTGCGTTAATCTCTACAACTGAACCGTAGAAAATGTTCTGTGCTACTCCGGCTGGAGTAATTAAAAACGCGTCAGTGGCACCCGCATAAGGCATACCGTCTGATCGCTTTACGGGGATAAACCCGTATCCTGAATCTGTAGCAGACATAATATATATCCTATAAAATTGTTTGTTTAAGTTCCCTTACCAAAGGTAACTTTCGTTTTCCGCTCATTAAATAGCGGCATACGTGGATCATTTTCTCGCATGAAGCTGTTATCTACTGACTGCATTTGAGCTTGGGTCTGCTGGTTATAGTAAGCATTCCTCTCTTCAGCCAGTTCTTCTGGAGCCTTACACAACATCAGACCGCCAATCACTACGTTATCTTTGAACCTTTCGTTTTCAATAGTAACCATAGTTATTTCGGGGTGGTCTGAGGCTTTCACTGGCTCCCAGCCTTCACGCAATTTAGATGAGACATTAGTGGCGTCCACATTACCTTGCGTACTTACACGAATCCAGCGAAATGCATAACCCGGCTCTGGAGTAGGCGAAGGTAGAACCTCCGGCTTCATCCAAGCCTTTTTGCGGGCCGTTTTTTCACGGGTGACGTTCTCGCGGTTAATTCTGTTCTCAGCCATCATACTCTCCTCATCTCTTCAGCAACCTTTTTGGCGTATAGTTCTAATGGAACACCGAGTTTTTTAGCTATAGCTACCTGTGTCTGCGTTAAACGCACCTTTTTGGGTGCTGTGCTCCGCGTTGCGGGGGCAACCACATTTGACTGTCGCTTATGTTCGGTTTCCTCTGCTTCCCCTTCAAAATTGTCAGGGAACAGCTTCTGCATACGAGAGTTTATAGTCTCGTAGTATTCATCACTTGACGGGTCTACCCCATCAGTAACAAGTTTCTCGTGTAGTCCCATAGCGTACCCAGTCATTTCTTGGTCTGAACCAAACCAAGTATTTTCCTTGGCCCAATCAGACGCTCGTTCATCCACTTGGGGGGCTTGAGCTGCACGTTCTTGAGGTAGTTGTACCTCATTGTCCTCTGTTTGTAAAGCAGGGGGTTCAAAATTCTTTAGCTTATCTGTTTTTATGTTAGCAGCATTGAGCTTTTCTTGTGCTTCAAGTACTTTATCAGCGTCTCCTGCCTCATAAGCCTGTTTATATTGGCGTTTAGCAAGTAATGCCTCTCCCGCAGCAGTTCTTTTAGCTTGTTCTAGTAATGCTGCTTGATTTTTATCTACTGTACCCTTTAGCTGGTTATTTTCTTCGACGAGCGTTTTTGCGAAACTTTCGAGTTCCTGTCTTTCGCGGTGGGCTTGTTCTTTGGCGCGACGTTCGTCGTGGTAGCCTTTGCTGAAGTGCTTAATCCGGTTACGTACTTTCTCAGAGTAATCTTCCAACTCCTCATCTGTAACCTCATTTGGAGGAGTTGAAGGCTTACGGTTACGATCAGACTTCGGTACATCGTCAACAACTTCGATTTCATAATCTTCTTCCTTTGCCTCTTTAGCAGGCTTTTCTTCTTTGGGCGGTTTACCTGAAAGGTCTATCTCAATAGCCTCACTAGACTCGATCTCAATATCATTTTTGTTGTTATCTTCGTCTTCGGGAAATTCAAATTCAACTTTTTGGAACGGCATAATCTACTCCTTACACTCGTGTTACGCCACGAGGATCGGCTACAACTGCTTCAATTGAATCATCGTTCATTAAACGATATTCAACACCACCTACTTTAAACCGTGTACCTGTATTCATACGGAACATTACGTAGTCACCCTGCTTACACCAAGGGCCAGTCGGGAATCGCTCTTTATCAGAGTACGCTTGCCCTCCCATATCTAATACAAGTCCTATGGTAGACATAACAGTATCTAGCTGTACTTCTCTGCTAGATTTAATAATGCCACTATCTCCATAAGTATCTTCTACTTCCGGCATAGCTATTAATAGCCTATAACCCACGGGAGTAGGTAATTGGTTTTCCAAATCTTCTTCTGTCGTTTCTTGCTTTGGATCAGCACTTAAATCAGTCATTGTCATCTTCCAAGTAATTACGCGAGAGGTCGTTTACATGATTCAAACAGGAAGTGAGACCTCGTAGCATTCCTGTTATTTCTTTGTATTGGGCGAAGTCTTTAGCTCCTCCATTACCTAGAAATTCTTGTGCGGAGGACATGTCATCCCCGATTTTCTTTTTTAGCACGTCAAAGACGGTATTAGCCATATCTTATTCCTTTGGTTTATTTTTGGCCTCTTTTAGTAAGTCGAGGTCAAGTTTAGTGTTAGCTGTTCGTCTGTCGGCAGCTAGTTTTGCACCCGATTTCTGGGCGTCAAGCTCCAACTCCTGCCTGTCTATATCAAGCTGCGCCTCGTCTATACGAGTATCAGCCATAGTTTTCTGGGCTTTAAGTTGTAGTTCGGCTTGTTTTATCTGCATATCACCCTGATCTTTCTGGGCTTTACGTTGTACTTCTTGCTGCTTAACCTGTAGCTCCGCTTGCTGTAACTGGAACGCTGGGTCTTGCTGTTGTTCTTGCGCTTGTTTCTGTGCAGCTTCTTGCTGATGCTGTTGAGTTAGCTGTTTACCCGCAGTAGCTACAACTCTAGCCAACTGCACTTCCATGTCCTCAGACATCTCTTGATTAGGTGCAGGTAACGGTACTCCCAGCTTCTCTTCCATCTGCGTGCGGTATCTGAACCCTAGGTGTTCTGCTATGTGCGCCTGTAACGACGCCATGATTTGCTGTGCTTGGGGGTTCTGACCGATGGTTTGGGCAATCATTGGGTCTTGCATGAATGATTGGTGCGCCGCTATATGAGCCTCGTGATCTTGATAGATAAAGGCTTTTATAGGGGTACCTGTTAGCGCGTTCATATTCTCGCTTACAGGATCGGTTGGTTTTACATCGTCTTTTGTTGGAACTAACTTATCAGCGTTCTTAATGCCTAAGACATCAATCATCTGACGGTGTAGTTGCGGCAGGTCATAAATCTGCGGGGCTTGCTGTGCCATCTGTAAGACAGCTTGATACTGTACTACCCGCTGCGCCATTGTGGAGCTATTAGGGTCACTAACAGGGATAACGTCTACTAACCTATAGTCTTCCCTACGTGCGGATACTTCCCCTCTAACGGGCACATAGCCGTACTCAGAGGGGGCGTACTCTGCCATGATAGCCTTGAGCATCTTAAACTCTTGCTTCATGGCGTAGTGGACACGGGCTTGTACCGCTGCCATAGGCTTCAACGTACGTTCTAGCAAAGCTAGCGTAGTACCTACTGGGGCATTGGCCGACATGTCAGAAATGTTCATGTCACTAATAGCGCCTAGACGACGACCTTCATTAGTGATCTGGTCTAGCAAAGCTAGTAGAGTTTGACTTGGCTCCTTATAAGGAAGGGGCATGATGTTTTCACGAATGCTACCGGAGGGTACATCTACGTCTTTAAACTCGCCCGGCTCGATAGGGGAGTCATCACCTTTAATACGTAATCCACGGGTCTTTAAGCCCCCCGGAAGATTAGATAGCGTACCAGCGTCCACCAATTGCCGTATAAGCGAGGTTCCAGCTCTAGCGTACCCACCTATGATGTGGATCAGTCCAAGGCCGTAGAAGCCAAATCCGGGCACATATACGTAGTGTACGAAATGTTGACGCTTGAGTGTTAGGTTGTCTTCCTCGTCCCAGTTACGGCGAATAGCTAGAATCTCACTGCTACCACGCTCCATTGTAACGACATAAGGCTTGGCAATCTCTTCGCCTTCTACATCATCACCTTCGATAACTAGGTCTGCGTGTACTTCATACATCGCATAGCGGTTGTCATCTGTAAGCGAAAACCCACCGTCTTCGGCTTTCTTCTCTTCTATATCTGTATGGAATGCTTGGGGTTCACCTAAATCTATGTCACGGTAGAATCCATTTACCTGTAACTTACGTATATCGTTCTTAGTTTTACGCATTATATGGGTAACGCGTTCGGCAGACTCAATGTTAGACGCGCCGTACGGCACGATAACGTCTTCTGCGGGAATATAGATAGCGGTCTGTCTACCTAGGTTGGGGTCGAAGTAAACCTTCTTAAACGCCGATCCTGCCAGTCCTAAGCTATATAGCATCCGCTCGTGCTCTGGACGATACTCAACCATGTTCTCTGTAAGCTCATAGTTCATGTCCGCTTTTACACGTTGGGCTGCTTCATCTTTTTCTTTTGTCTCTTCTCCTAACACCTTCACACGTACGGGGCCAGCCGCAGGGAAAGTCTCGCTCATAGTCTCTGCTTGGAAACGAATGGCTGCTTCGGCTAGGACAGTAGAGTTCACACCACATGCGCCTTCCCAAGGAGTTGTACGCTCTTCTTGCTTGAATCCAATAATGTCTAGACCCTTAACATATGTATCAGCCCACTCTTTTCGGCTATCCACGTCTGAGTCTATTAAGTCTATAAGCTCTCCGGCAAGTTCCGCTAGGTAGTCTTCGTCTAGTTCTTCCGCTAGGTTAGCGTCAAAAGCTACAGACTCTAGGCTACCAGCTTCAGGAATCAAAGTAATCTCCATGCTACCGTCAGACAGCGTAACCATGTCGGGGTTAACAATCTCGAT